TCTTTCGTAGCTATGAAGCCGATGCGGTTAACGTAGTGATCGGGGTGGGCATAACCGAAGTACATCAGGTCATCCCCTGTCTCATCATCATGGTCATCTTCTACGGTGACAGACCATATGTGATCGAATGCATGACCCGCAGCCTTAGCTGCCTCTATGGTGAGAAAGTAATCACCATTCGTGTCACGTATCTCTTCATACGGGAACTCAGGCCCAGGAAACGGCGTGAACATAGGCCAAACAGGTTGCTGTGGATCATCCTCATCCACCTCTTCAGCATAATCCCAATCCCAGCTAGCATCCTGCTGTTCAAACTCACCGTTTGCGCCGACAGATTTGTAGTGTTCCATAACATCTTCTTCACTGACATGAGCCGGTACTTTTACATACACATCCAGTGTCTCTGTGTAGTGTGCAACTACACGTACTATCTTTGTATTCATCACTTACTCTCCTCTATCCGTCATTGCGGACAATCTCCAGCTTCATATCAATCTCGTGATGGTCAGTCTCTGAAGCGATATACTCCCACTGAGGCAAGCCCTCTACGTAGGCATTGTTCATCTGCTCTTCAATCTCATCTACAGACATTCCAGTGCAGTCCATCACATATACCTCTGTGATTTGCTTCTCTATGTATGCTTTTACTTGTAGCTTGTGGTTGCTTCTCATCACCATAATCTCCTGTAGCTAAGTCCATCTGTCTCACGGAATATCTCCGCTTCGCCCTTTTTTCGGGTTGCATAGAGGGTGCAATGTGTCTCTGCACCATCGTCATCTTGCCAGAAGTTCATGTCATATATGGTCTTGCCATCACAGGTAACTTCCATCCACTCATCACCATTCCATCCTGCATCGGATATGTCAGCGTACAGGTAGTATGATGTAGCTGTGAGAAAGCCCAGCTCATAATCTGTTATCTTCAATGTAGTCATACTGCGTATACCTCCGGCTTGCCGTTCACAGTGAACATACCAATGTGATAGTCCTCAGCATTCGCTGGGTCTTCTGAATGGATGTACCCAAAGTTGTCCATTGTGCGGGGGTTGTATGTGACCTGGTCACACTCATGATAGAAGCGATGCTTCAGCATAGGTTTGTCTGGTCGGTTGTTACGCAACTCGCCTACGGCGAAGGCATGGACATTCTTCTGTCCTGTCTCACGTACTTTGCGCTGACCAGCTTTGCGGACAACGAACTTGGCGTTGTCTAGCTGTACAGTTTGTGCATGGGCAACTACGTTGTTTGTCTTGCAACATTGTATTGACCATGTCTTCTTATGCAGATTCCAGTATACTCTGACCTTCATCATCAGCTCCTTCTAACTGGGAACTGTTCCCAGTCTGCTGTGGCCTGACAAAAAGCTCAGGCTCTACGCCATCCCATTCGGCACGGCGCATCTTCCATTTGATGTTGGTGACGGGGGTGCAAACGTAGACCCATTTCCACCCCACGATTGCCCAGACGAGGCGACAGCCACAGACAGGTAGTCTGCTGTTGTACAAGGCAACCCTGTACAGCTCTGCCTTCTGCCATCGTTGCCCGTCTGGACGTGGTGTGATGCTGGTCATAACTTGCCCAGCACCTTTGCTATCATGTTGACGATAGGCTTTGTGCCGTTGCCAAAGTCCTGCTGGTCAATCTCAGCGAGCTGTGACTTTAGGTAGTCACGACACTCTTTCGGGTTGTCCAGCTTTTCCACGGCTGTCGTAATGATCCGGCGTATGTCTTCAGGCTGCATCATGTAATGCGTCTCCCTTCGGTAAGATTTGATAGATTTTTCTGCGTCCACCAGCTTTCTTGCAGTTCACAATCCACTGGCTATTCTCAGCATGACGGACACGGTGGATGAACCCAGTCATCGCCCCGTCTGATTTGCCTGTCAGTGTTCTGAATACAGTGGTGTTGAACCATGCCGAACCGAACCGTTCGATGTATGCGTAGTCCGCCTTCGTCAGCTTGTATTCGCGGCGTGGCTTCTCAGCGTTGTCTACCATCTTGGCTTCAAACGCACGTTCGTCTTCCAGCTCACGCTCTACTACGCCCTGCAGTAAGGACACTTCCTGATGAAGCATAGATGCTTCCTGCCCAATGGCAGTGAGCGAACTCACCACGTGGTCGAGCATCTTCTGCAGTTCATCTAAATTTTCAGGGGCTTTCAGGGTAGTCTGTGGAATAGTCATATCATTCATGACGGTTTAACTCCTTCTATGCTTAGTCAAATGTTACTTTCCACTATGGCATGGAACAGCCATGCCGCTCAGAAGCATACTGTCTATAGTGACCTTTGGGTCAAAGTCAGTAGCCTTCACAGTCAGACCAATGATGTTGCCTATGTGACCCTCTGGGTCTAGGAAACGTAGGTCTGAATCATCCCCGTTGTATACAGGGAAGCCTTCGTATGTATCTGGAAACTCATCAGTGTTCTTGGTAGCAAACACCACAGCAACATTACCACCACGCAGCAGTACGTCCTTGCACCGCTCCCAGTTGTTCTCTGTGCGGCTGAACGTCAGGTGATAGTTCGCTGGCATTTCACCATTCAGGAACTGACACATACGCTTGTATGATTTGGTGTAGTCGTAGAACTGAACATCAGGGAACGTACCCATCAGGTTAACACCTGCTTTGGTCTTCTCGAATGTAATGTCAGTCGTACCGTTAGGTCTGACGCAAAGTGTCAGGTTCTCGCGCTTGGCCTTACGAATGCCAGCGTCAATCTCTTTGCACATCATCGCCATGAATGCAGGACGATGCTGGAAGAACATCAGCGTTTTGTTGATGCGGCTCTCTTTGATTGCGGCGAACTGTCTGGCTCTACCAGAGCTGAACAGGCAATGGTTCTTGCATCCATCTGATGCATCAGGGCAGGTCTGATAGCCTGACTCCCATGCAGGTGCTCCGTAGTGCACCATAGTCAGGTATTTGTGCTTTAGACCCTTGATGGTCTTAGCGTCACCGTTGACAGAGAACAGCTTAGTAGGCCAGCCTGTCATCTGTGGAATGTCACCACGCATTGTATTACGTTGCATATTCATCATACATCTCCATCATACAAACCTTGTCTGACAAAATCTGCCAGCACTCTTCTTTTGTCTACGCCGTTCTCTAGCAACTCAAGTATCATGTGAGTGACGTTGGATAAGGCATACTGCTCAAAGCATTCACGTATTTCATCCACCACGCATCTTGCTAGGCGTTCATCCTGTGTTTCGCTCATATCTAATCTCCTTCGTGACTAGGAACTGTTCCCAGTCGGTTTGACCAGTCGGGGCAGAAGTATCCCCTTCGTATCCCCAAAGGGGGGATACTTCAGGGAATACGGCGTACACATACCTACGAGACATAGCTTGTCTTTACCTCGACTTCCCTCATCTTATCCATCGACATACAGATAGAGTCAGCACTCAGTGCTCTGTCATACCGCTTGTCCAGCGTATTAATAAGGCCATGCACATAGGTTCTGTCAGAGACAGTCCCCTGCTCTATGTAGCGCAGCATAGCCCCCTGCATCTCCACCTCTGTGATGAGAGCCTTGATGGTGTAGTTCATTTGAACTGTGTTCATCAGGCGGTCTACCGCCATGTCAGAAAATTTGTACCTAGTCATTTGCATCTACCTCACCTAGTCCAGTGCTTCCCCAGTGACGGGTTTTGTCACGCTCCACGCCATAGCCCAGCACGTAATTGTCATTGTGCTTGTTGGCTGTGATCATGTTATCCAGCTGGTCCTGCAGAAGCTCCTGCGCCTCTGCCTCGCTGTTAGCCACCACGTCAATGTGAATGGTGAACTCAAACATTTTGCTTCCAATAGTCATGTCACTACTATCCCTTCTGTTGTATAACGTGTCAACTGTTTATTCTCACTATGACGAAAAAGCCTCGCACGTTCGTGCATCTTGATCAGCCGTTGCATTCGCCGTGTGTAAGTTCGCGGCTTGCTGAACCTACGCCGACTAGGAACTGTTCCCAGTCTGATTGCATTTTCATAGGCCATGCGTAAGTCTCCGCAGACAGTCCAGTGCCTCTTCGATAGAAGAGAAGTCATAGGAAGTTGACCTGTCCCCAGGTACGCCATCACTCACCTGCCATTCTGTGCTACCATCCGCAAGTGTAACCCGTATCAATATCCACATCATGGTTCAATCCCCTCATCCTCACAGAAATTCTGATACAGGTCAGCCCAGACTTGGTTCTCAGCATCCCTGAAATACGTAGCCCGTGCCTCTACATAGGCAGCGAACATTTTCGCTCTGCCCCGCTCCATCGCAGGGTTTGTGCGCTGACGGCACATTTCCACAAATTCATCCATTACAGCATCCCTCTTCTATCCAATGTTGCCAGTGCCAATCCCATCGCGCCAAAGCCCACGACAATGCCTATAGCACCGCCCATCTTGTCGCCCATCAGCGTAGTCCACAATGCCGCCACGATGCATAGCAAGCCAGCACAGAACAGCACAATCGATAAAATAATCCAGCAAATATCATGTAATAAGTTCATAACTTATCCCCTTCCAGTGCATTTGTATTCACAACCCTCTTGGCCTTTAGGCCAAAAAAAAGGGCCAGTAGCTTACGCTACTGACCCAGTTGGGGAGGAAACTATGTAACAGCTTCTTACGAAGCTGCTTGGGCTTTCTGCATGGCTTTAGCCATCACTGTGACGTTGCCCATATCCACAGCGGATGCAACCGGCAGGTCACGGTCAAAAGCTGCAAACAGCTTTTCAAAGACTTCGCTGGATTCTTCTTCGGATAGGCCATAGCCTATCACTGTGTCATTGATTGTGTTGACCAACTGCTCAGCAATAGCTGAGAGAGAAGGCTTGCTGTCAGACTTTACAGTCTGCTGAACGGCTGGCTTGTCAGTCTTACCAGACTGTGCTTCAGCCTTAACAGGCTGTGACTGGGAAGCGTTACCAGTCTCAGACTTTGTCTGCTTGTCAGCCTTTGGCTGTTCAGAAGGCTTATTAGCCTTCGCTTTACGTTGCTGACCCTCTGCCTTCGGCAAGTCATTCTTGGCGGCAAAAGCATTGTATGCTTTCAGCATTCCAGTGCCGCCGATAGAGTCGGAAACACCAGCCTCAATGAAGGCTGTAACGTGCTTGGCTTGAGTTGCCAAGATTTGCAACTTGGACATTTCAGTTGGGGCATTCTTGCCCCACTTCTTCTTGGCATAGCCACCAAGTTCAGTCTTAGCGACAAAGTCGCTGAACTGCTTTGTGTCAGGGAACTGAGCCTTCAGTTCCACAAGGAACAGACCCAAACCAAGAAGCATCTTCTGATGCATCTTGACATTCGGCAAAGACTTCAGCTTTGCTGTGAAATGGTCCAGTGCCTCACCGAAGGTGTGGTCCTTGTTGCCGACCAAGCCGTAAGGCTTAGCAAGAACATCGTTGATGTTGAAAGCGATTTTGGTTTTGGTTGATTTCGGCATAACTAACTCCTTCTTATTAAATTGCCCTTCGTAAGAACTCAGGGCAATTTTAAGAAGGTGGTAAGTGTTCCAGACCAGCCACCCCACTAATAGGGGGTAGTACTGCTAAAGCAGTAAGCCAGGGCATTAGAGACTAGGAACAGTTCCCAGTTGGCAGAACTACTTAGTTCTGAAATCTGTACTCCATCCTGTCAACACATCCTCATTTCAGAAATTTTACATTTCTGCTTTGGTGTTGACTCGTCAACTGATGTTTCATCAGTTAAAATGTGGACAGAACTGGCTGATTACTGCGGATTATGCCGCTCATGGTGAATGTTCGCAAGGAATTGTGTGTCACCACGCAGCATTTGCGCGGTAATCCGAGCGCACGAAGGGGCTGGGCTAGGGACAGTGGGGGTGTACCCGTACGTATATACACAGAAATACACAGATCAGTGATTTAAACTGGAAACCACTAGCAGTTCCAGCGATGCATATAGACTGCGTAACACGAATAAATGTGTTGTATATCTAATTGGGGGTTATTACATACTAGGGCCGTTAAGAAAGTTTACTGGGTATTGACACGGGTATTTGTAACGTGTATAACTAACATAATTAATGAAACAGTTATTCAAATGTTAATAAACAGGTTAGTGCCTAAAGCATTTATAACTGTACAGTAATTATGTATTTCCTGAAATGACTATTAATAAAATCACTCCGTATAAGGATGTGAGTTGGTACATCAAATGGACCGCCTCTATTCTTATACTTGTATCCATTGTAATCAGAGCAGCCGGTGTATCCGTACTCTTAGATATGTGTCTAGGGTTTGTGGGTATGTCTCTGTGGGCATACGTAGGATATTTGTGGCATGACCGTAGTCTTATTCTGCTTAATGCTGTTGCCTCTAGTGTCCTTGCTATTGGCATACTTAAATACCTTACTATATAAATAACTATTGACAGATGGTTAACAATCGAGTATACCTATCCGTACTAGAAGACTTCTACCGTAAAGCCCATCTTGGTGATACGAAGCTAAACTATCCACACTCTGACGTATTCTATGTAAGAGCAAAGATAAAAGCCGACACTGGTGTTGAGTACAGCCTGGAACACGTAGAAGCCGCTATGAAGGCGGAGGGCTGGAAAGAACCATAATATGTTTACGACATGGGTAATGATGTGCGTACTAGGTGCACCACCCGATACGTGCTTAGAGTTTGAAGATCAGTACGGTCCATATCGTACAGAAGAACAATGCTACGACAGAGCTGTCGAAGCTGCAGCCGCACTAGGCAACTTTCATCTAAAGAACACACCAGACGTACCTCTTCAGTTTTCATACAAGTGCGTACGTAACGACATGAGTGTATAAGTATGTCTATTGAATATAGAGGCGAAAGGTTTGCTGGTTACAACAAGCCTAAGCGTACACCTAATCATAAAACAAAGTCTCATGCCGTGCTTGCCAAAGAAGGCGATAAAGTACGGCTTATTCGCTTTGGTCAACAGGGCGTAAAGGGTGCTGGCAAAAACCCTAAGTCAGCAAAAGATAAAGCTAGGAAGAAGTCTTACTACGCACGGCACAATGCTCAGGGTAAGCCTACTTCAAAGCTCAGCGCAAAATATTGGTCACACAAGGTTAAATGGTGAGGAAGTAACTATGCCTAATGTTGGTGGTAAGAAATACGACTATGATTCAGATGGTATTGTAAAGGCACGTGCCGCTGCAATTCAGATTGTTCAGAATCCTGAGAAGCACAGCAAGAAAGAAGTGGCGGAAGCTAAGTCTGTAATTGCTAAGTATGCAAAAGAGCAGGACATGAAGCGTGACGGCAATCACCCTTCTCAGAAAGAGAAGAAGCCTAAGCGTATGCCTAAAGCACCCCCTTCCCGTCCACAGATGATGTATGGCGGCATGGCTAATAAGAAGAAGCATAACTATGCTATTGGCGGCAGCGTAATCGACAATCTTACACCAGCTCAAAAGAACATGGTGAATAAGATGGCAGCGGCAAACAAAAAGTAATGGCTGCACGTAAAGCTCCATCAAAGCCAAAGAAGACCAAGTCTCGTGTCAACGAGGCTGGCAACTATACAAAGCCTACAATGCGTAAACGCCTGTTTGAGAAGATTAAGGCAGGTTCAAAGGGCGGAAAGCCTGGACAGTGGTCGGCGCGGAAAGCCCAGCTACTAGCGTCTGAATATAAGAAAGCTGGGGGCGGCTACAAGTCCTAAGTCTACACATTGAGGGGGAGAGAAAATGCTTGCAGAGCTGGCAGCAGCGAATGCAGCTTTTGCCATTTTGAAGAACTTTGTCATGAACGGCAAAGAACTGTCTCAGGCAGGTACTGCTTTCCATGACTATGTAACGGCAAAAGACTTACTGCAGAAGAAAGCAGCCAAGCGTAAAGGCTCACTACTTAGTAGGGCTACAGGCAGACCCTCATCAGACTTTGAAGAGTTTATGGCTCTTGAAGAGCTAAAAAAGAAAGAAGACCAGTTACGAGAAACAATGCAGCTCTATGGCAGACCTGGATTGTGGCAGGACTGGGTAAAGTTCCAGGCACAAGCACGTGTCAAAAGACAGCAAGCGATAGAGCAACAGATCAAAGCACGGAAAGAATTCATAGAGAATGCCTCTCTAGCTTTGATGATTATCAGCCTTATCGGTGGCTTGTGCGCTTTAGTTTATTGGGTGTTGTGGCTTAAATGGCTCTAAAGAAATCACAGAAAAGCCTCAAGGCATGGACGAAGCAGAAGTGGAGAACCAAAAGTGGTACGCCCTCAACGCAAGGTCCAAAGGCAACAGCCGAACGCTATCTGCCAGAGAAGGCGATCAAATCTCTGTCCGCCAAAGAATACGCAGCCACAACAAAGGCAAAGCGAAAAGCTACTAAAGCAGGAAAGCAACACGCTAAGCAGCCTAAGAAAATAGCTAAGAAGGTCAGAAAGTACCGCAAGAAGTAATGTTAAAAAAATTGGATAATCTTAACATATGCTGAACTTACTTATTGGACCAGCCATTGAATTGGCAAGCACCTGGGTAAAGGGTCGCGTTGAGCAGAAGAAAGCTGAAGGCGAACTGAAAGTCTCTACTGTAAAGGCCAAAGCAGCTCTAGCTGAACGTGTGGCTGCAGGAGAGATTGAATGGGAAAAGTCTATGGCAGACGCTACGGACAATTCGTGGAAAGACGAGTTTGCCTTAGTAGCCCTGATGTTGCCAGCAATGGGAGCTTTTATCTGGCCTGAAGAAGTACAGGCCGGATTTGACGTGCTGCAGACCCTACCAGAATTTTATCAATATCTGTTGTTCATTGCCATCTCAGCTTCTTTTGGGATTAAGGGCGTGAGCCAAGCAAGCAAGATGCTAGGTAAGAAATGAAGTACGACAGAGAACAGTTAGTAGAAACCCTTGTAGAACACGAAGGTTTTCGCAGCCAGGTTTACCAAGATTCGCTGGGCATAGACACAGTGGGCATTGGTAGAAATTTAGAGGACCGTGGTCTTACTAAGGATGAGCTGGACTACCTGGACCTACCAAACATACGAGCTGTGTATGAACACGGTATTACCTATGCTGATGCTGTCTATCTGGCCTGTAATGACATTTCAATCGTGGAAGACGAACTGCTCTCACACCACCCCTGTGTGGACGAGCTATCGGCTCAGCGACAAATGTGCCTTATCGATATGGCTTTTAATATGGGTGTGCCTCGCCTTCTGAAGTTCAAGAAAATGTGGGCCGCTATTCATGAAGGCGATTTTGCTACCGCATCAAAGGAGATGTTGGACAGCCGCTGGAGTACGCAGGTTGGCAAGCGCAGCATGAAATTAGCACTGTTAATGAGGGAAGGCGAATAATGGGTTTACTAGAATCTTTAGGATTGAAAGAAGGCTCTTCTAAGAAAAAAGGTAAGTATAAGCAGCTACCACCAGGCACACATCGTGGCATGGGTAGACGCTATACAGGTAAAAAGGAAGAGCCTGGGTTTTTAGAAACTGTTGTAGATCAGTTTACCAAACGAGCAGATTTGTATGCCGGTAAGGATTACAACAAAGGCGGTTTAGTCACAGACTATCGCAAGACAGGTATGACAAAGTCTACTGTTGATAACCTAAAGAAAAGGAAGAAGTGATATGGCTTTTGAACCGTGCAAATCATGCAGAAGCAAAACTAAATGCCGCGCTATGAAGAAGTGTGCAAAGCGCAGCAAGAAGTAATGTGGCCCTATAATAAGGAAGAAGCAGAATGGCTAGGCAATTAACAGAGAGGCAGCAGACGTTCCTTGATGTGTTGTTTGAGGAAGCAGGTGGCGACATTCGTGCCGCTATGCGTCTGGCTGGTTATGCTCAAGGTACAAAGACAAGTGAGATTACAGCCTCACTGAAAGAAGAGATTCTGGAACGCACACAGTCGTTCCTGGCTCGTAACGCACCCCGTGCTGCAATGGCAATGGTGGGCGTTGTGGATGACCCTACTGCACTAGGCAATCGGGATAGACTGGCAGCAGCCAATCAAATCCTAGATCGCACGGGTCTGGTGAAAACGGAGAAGGTCGCAGTGGAAGCGTCTGGCGGGGTTATACTCCTGCCTCCGAAACAGCATGGCACGGACGAATAAGCTAGGCACATTCAAGCTACCGCAGCCAACGGACATTAAGGACGATGACGGCGAATATGTAGCAATACCACGTATCGCCAGAACCATACCATTTGGTTACGAGGTAAACCCTGAAGATGATGGGGTGCTTGAACCAGTCATACTAGAGCTAGCAGCTCTTGAATTGGCTAGGGAATATGTAAAGCAGTACTCGTACAGGCAAGTTGCTGAATGGCTTACAACAAAGACAGGCAGGTCAATATCACACACAGGACTTCGTAAAAGACTGTTGCATGAACGAGCTAGAAAAAACAAAGCGGCAACTCTCCGCAAGTGGGCCGAATATGCCCAGACGGCAATCGAGAAGGCGGAAGCCCTCGAAGAAAAACGAACCGGCTCAAAAGCAGCCGGAGATAGTGCAGCCACCGAAGGCAACTGAAGAAGATGTATCTGTACCTCAAGTAGAGCAGAACGTCATCTTTGCCCCGAACGAAGGACCACAGACTGAGTTCCTTGCAGCGGGGGAGAGAGAAGTCTTGTACGGCGGCGCAGCGGGTGGTGGCAAATCATACGCCATGTTGGTAGACCCACTGCGTTATATGACACATTCACAGTTCAGTGGGCTGCTACTGCGTAAGACCACAGAAGAACTGAGAGAACTTATCTGGAAAAGCCAGGAACTGTATCCAAAGGTATATCCAGGTATTAAATGGTCCGAACGGAAAATGCAGTGGACCGCGCCTTCTGGGGCGAGATTATGGCTGTCCTACCTAGACAGGGATGAGGACGTACTTCGCTACCAGGGTCTTAGCTTTAGCTGGATAGGCATGGACGAGCTGACACAATGGCATACGCCATTTGCATGGAATTACTTGCGAAGCCGTCTACGTTCTACTGCACCTGACCTGCCGGTCTATATGAGGGCAACGACTAACCCAGGTGGTGCTGGTCATGGTTGGGTCAAAAAGATGTTTATTGACCCTGCTAACTTCGGCACACCATTCGATGCTACAGACATCGAAACTGGTGAAACACTTCGTTATCCCGATGGACACAGCAAAGCAGGTCAGGCTCTTTTCAAGAGGCGGTTTATACCAGCTAGACTAGCGGATAATCCATACCTCTCAGATGCAGGTGACTACGAAGCTAACCTGCTATCACTGCCAGAACACCAGCGTAAACAGCTCTTAGAGGGTAGCTGGGATATATCAGAAGGCGCAGCATTTACTGAATGGGATAGGAATATCCATGTTACTGAACCTTATGAAATACCTAAGACGTGGACTAAGTTTAGAGCGTGTGACTACGGCTATGGAAGTTATTCTGCCGTACTGTGGTTTGCCGTTAGCCCAGAAAATCAGCTCATCGTTTACCGTGAGCTATACGTTTCTAAAGTCCTTGCTAAAGACCTTGCAGACATGGTGCTTGAACTCGAAGAAGAGGATGGCAATCTGCGCTATGGTGTATTGGACAGCAGTTGTTGGCATAGGCGTGGCGATATTGGTCCTAGTCTGGCAGAGCAGATGATCAGTAGAGGTTGCCGTTGGCGACCCTCTGACAGAAGTGCGGGTAGTCGTGTTGCAGGTAAGAACGAACTACACCGCAGGTTACAAGTAGATGAAGACACATTCGAGCCTGGACTTGTTTTCTTTAACACCTGCACAAATGCAATAGCACAGTTACCCATCATACCTTTGGATAAGAAAAACCCCGAAGATATAGACACTAAGGCAGAAGACCACATCTACGATGCTTTGCGTTACGGCATTATGAGCAGACCTAGATTTACCGCTTTCGACAGCTACAGCGTACCCCAGCGATTTACACCTGTAGATTCAGTATTCGGCTATTAAGGATATACAGATGGCAGAAGAAGAGATTATTCCAGAAACAGATGAAGCCCTGGTCTTAGACGATCAACAGGAAGATGAAGGCGATCCATCTGTACGTGCTATTCTTGATATGGTTACAAGCAAGTGGACCAAAGCATCAGATGCACGGCACTATGATGAAAAGCGTTGGCTAACGTCATATCAAAACTACAGAGGCATTTACTCTGAGGATATGCAGTTCACTGAAAGTGAGAAGTCACGTGTCTTTGTCAAAGTAACTAAGACAAAGGTACTGGCTGCATACGGTCAGATTACTGATGTACTGTTTGCGAATAATACCTTCCCCATTTCTATTGAGCCTACAGAGCTGCCTGAGAAGGTTGTAGAGGCTGTTCACTTTGACCAGGCTACACCCCCTGCCCCACCAAGCTCACCATACGGCTTCCCTGGCGATGGTAATGATTTGCAGCCAGGTGATACACTAGCATCTTTGGTAGATAGATTAGGCCCGTTCTCCGAAGACCTTCAAGACGTTGAGGGTCTGAAGGAAGGAACGGGTGCTACACCTACTTCAGCTACCTTCTACCCAGCTATGGTTGCTGCAAAGAAGATGGAAAAGAAGATTAAGGACCAGCTTGAAGAAAGCAAGGCTAGCAAGCATCTTCGTAGTACAGCCTTTGAGATGGCCCTGTTTGGTACAGGGATTATGAAAGGCCCGTTTGCTGTAGATAAAGAATATGCAAACTGGTCTGATGAGGGTGAGTATGATCCAATCTACAAACTCATTCCGCAGGTTAGCCACGTATCTATCTGGGACTTTTACCCAGACCCAGACGCTACTCGTGTAGACGATGCACAGTATTGTTTTGAAAGACACAGATTAAACCGCTCACAGCTTCGTGCTCTGAAGAAGCGTCCATACTTTCGTGAGGAAGCTATTGAAGAGTGTATTGATCAAGGTGAGAACTTCACCCGTGAATACTGGGAAGATACACTAAAAGACTACCAGCAGTACACAGACGTGAACCGTTTTGAGGTTCTTGAGTACTGGGGTGTGATGGATGTATCCGACCTTGAAGAAGCAGGTATGGATATACCTGAAGAATTCGATGGCATGGATGAGGTACACGCAAATGCTTGGGTATGTAATAACAAGCTCATTAGACTTGTCATCAACCCGTTCAAGCCGATGCGTATTCCGTACATGGCTGTGCCATACGAGATTAACCCGTACAGCTTCTTCGGTGTGGGCTTGGCTGAAAACATGGAAGATACGCAAACCCTGATGAACGGGTTTATGCGTATGGCTGTAGATAACGCTGTCTTGTCAGGCAATCTGTTGATTGAGATTGATGAGACTAATCTTGTACCTGGTCAGGATATGTCTATCTACCCAGGCAAGGTATTCCGCAGACAAGCAGGTGCGCCTGGTCAAGCTATCTTCGGTACAAAGTTCCCGAACGTGGCTGGCGAGAATATGCAGCTCTTTGACAAAGCTAGACAGCTTGCAGATGAAAGCACAGGCTTCCCATCATTTGCACACGGTCAGACTGGTGTGTCAGGCGTAGGCAGAACAGCCTCTGGCATTTCTATGCTGATGAATGCAGCTAGCGGCAGCATCAAGACTGTCATCAAGAACATCGATGACTACCTGCTGCGTCCTCTGGGTGAAGGCTTGTTTCAGTTCAATATGCAGTTTGACTTTGACCCAGAGATTAAGGGCGACTTAGAAGTCAAAGCTAGAGGCACAGAAAGCCTGATGGCTAATGAGGTACGCAGTCAGAGACTGATGCAGTTCCTGCAGATTACTAGCAACCCAATGCTAGCACCATTCTCTAAGACTTCTTACATCATTAGAGAGATTGCTAAGTCACTTGAGCTAGACCCAGACAAGGTGACTAACAACGTAGAAGAGGCACAGCGACAGGCTGCACTGATCGCACAAGCTGGTGGGCTTACACAGCAAGCACAACAAGGCGCACCGGCAGGTGCAGATGTACAAGACCCATCGGGTGTAGGTGGCGGTACTATAGGTACTGGTGTAGCCCCTGCCCCAGCAGAGCCAGGATTTACAGGAAATGACGGAACGCAAGGTGCTCAGCAGCCTCAAGACGCTGGTCAACAACAGCCGCCAATGGCAGTCGTTCAATAATTACTTAGACGAAGTAATAGAACAGCATCACAGAACATTAGAGCAGCAGGAAGACCCTACGCTCATATATCGCACTCAAGGTTCAATCAATGCACTGCGGCGGCTAAAGCTGCTGAGAGAAGAGGTAAATGCAGATGATGGAATATAATGACGGTGGCCTGAAAGAAGAAGGCGGCTCTGTTGACCCTGTATCTGGAAACGAAGTACCACCTGGTGCTTTGGCTGAAGAGGTACGGGATGACATTCCAGCCCAGCTTAGTGAAGGCGAGTTTGTATTCCCCGCTGATGTAGTACGCTATATCGGCCTTGAGAAACTCATGATGATGCGTCAGCAAGCTAAGGAAGGCTTGATGCGTATGGATAAGATGGGTCAGATGAGTAATGCAGAAGAGGCTACCATTGAGGGTGAGCCACCTGCTTCTTATTTTGACATTCCAGAGATGGAAATACCACAGGCAGCTCTTGTATTGGAGATGAACCAGGGTGGTTCTGTAAACAAGAACTACAAGACCTTTGAACAGCTCATGGGCTTTCAGGGTGGTACACCTGAACAGACAGGCTATGACATTGTTGAATATGTCAACGAGAATGGCAGAAAAATACTGGTTGTAGAAGTAGATGGTGTACCCACTAACGAAGTACCTGAAGGCTTTAGCCGTGGTGATGTAGTTACTGAAGACGGTAATCCTGTAGGTAGAACAGAAGAAGAAGCTGCCGCACCACAACAGCAGCAGCCGCAAAGACCACAGCGTCCACAGCGTCAGCCTGACAATAACAACGATGATGACCCACCAATGAAGCCAGAAGATGGTGGATTAGGTGCGGTTGTTACTACAGGTGGCTATCACAACGTCAAGGACGGAACTATCGAAGGCGGCACACGCTGGGGTATGGAACGCAACTTGGATGGTGGTGTAACGCTGAAGAACTCGCAGTACGGGGAAGTTACACTGTCTGCTGAGGAAGCGGCTAATCTGCAGCTTGGAAGTGGCAAAGGCGGTATAGCAAATAATATTAAGGACGCTTTCGCAAATCCGCTTGGAAACAAAGAGCGTCAGACAGGTATTCTGTCTACAGGTAGTCCTACAGACCCAGCTAAAGGCAACGAAGTACACAAAGCACTTGTTGAAAGAGCTGAGCTACAAAAAGCCGGTCAAGACTTTGTAAATCAAAATAGACAGGGCGGTGGCGTAAAAGGTCTTGCTGACTTCATCACTGGCGGTGGTGTAGGTGGTGCTATTATGGATGCTATCACCGGCAAGAATAATGTAGGTGAGCTTGAAGGAAACATAGCTCAGATTTTAGGTAAGCCATCTAACCAGTTTACTAAACAGGACTTTGCTGCAATCGGTTTGGCTTTGGCAGGTAAGCAGAACACTGCATATGGCACAGCACTTGGTACAGCTACAGGCTTAGACAGCAACAAGTTTACAGAACTTACCGCATTCATTGATGCTGTAACAGGTAAAAATACAGGTATGAAGGGGCAGGTTGAGGCTGCTAAGCAAGGTAAAGTAACTTCAGAAGTCACTACCCCAACTACCTCTACTCAATCATCTGCCACAAACAATCCAGGTGGAATTGTTGCTGGTCTAAGGTTTAACAACGCTGCAAATCAGCAACAGGAAGATGATGATGATTATTCGGGTGTGAAAGGCGTAGACCTTTCATCTACCTTTGGAGCAGGTCGTACAGTCGATGACGACTTTGATGATCTGGAAGGTGGTAGCTGGCAAGATTGGAATGGCGGCGATGATGACAACAATGACTCAGGCGGCGGCGTAGATTGGAGTAATCCATCGGATGATGATTTTGGTGGCAACACTATGATTGCCAAAGGCGGTCTGCTGAATAAGAAAAAGATTTCTTCTCGTAAGAAGAAGAAGCGCAAAGGGTTAGCTTCTAAATAATAAACCCTGTAATTGGCAACCTATCCCCCTGCACAGGCTACGGTAGCCCCAATTAATGGAGTGACGAATGGCAGAGCCAATCGCAATCAAAGAAGAAAAGAAAGTAAAGATACGTCCTATGATGTATCGCAATCCGAAAAGCATTGAGGATGATGAAAGAGAAATACAAGAGCTTGAAGCGCAAATTAATGAAGAGGCTGATTCAGAGCACGAACAGGCAGAGCAAGCTATTCAAGAGCACGATGCGAACCTGACGGCTGAAGAAAGAACCTTCAAAAAGCGTTACGGTGATCTTCGTAGACATTCTCAAAAGCAAAAAGCAGAGTTTGATAAACAGATAGAAGAGCTGAAACAGCAGCTATCTGAAGTGTCCAAGCAGTCAATGCAGCTTCCTAAGTCTGAAGCAGAGATTGATGAGTGGGCAAAAGAATATCCAGATGTAGCAGCTATCGTAGAAACGATTGCAGCGAAGAAAGCAAAAGAGCAGCAGTCTCATCTGGAAGAACGAATGAAGCAGATTGATGAGCTGCAGACAGAAGCGAAGCGCGATAAAGCAGAAGCTGAACTTCTGGCAATCCACCCAGACTTTGAGAACATCAGAGACGATGATGCATTTCATGACTGGGCAGAGCTGCAGCCACGCTGGGTACAGCAAGCATTGTACGAAAACGACAACGATGCAAAGTCTGCAGCCCGTGCTATAGATTTGTACAAAGCAGATATGGGCTTGACTAAGAGCGGTAAAAAGAAAGGCCGTCCAGCAGCAGAGGATGCTGCACGTGATGTGTCTGTACGTTCTAATACGCAAGTACCAAAAGAAAAAGGTACAATCCGCGAATCTGAAGTAGCTGCAATGTCCGCACGTCAGTACGAAAAACTGAGTGACGAGATTGCCCTGGCTATGGAAGAAGGCAGATTTATCTACGATGTGTCAGGTAGTTAAAAAATACTATTGACAAACATATATGTATGGTATATAACTATACATAACTTAGGGGCGTTTTATATGCCCCTACTTTCCCCCCACATCAGTGGCTACGGATTTTCATGAAAATCACTAAGAAGCCCGACTACTTTAGAACACTCTGATAAGGTCAGCCCCTAGCGCAAAGGTAACCTGACTAACACAGACCTCTGAACATGATGGGAAATTCTTGCAGGACAGTGCAACGGTTGCGCTGCCCTTTCGTGTAACTAATCCTTCTAGGGAGACTAAAATGGCAGCAGGTACAAAAATTGCCTCCACCACCTCTGGTCTTACGGGTCAGTTTACCAATGCAAACTTCTCGCCAATCATTTTCAGCAAGAAGGCACAGGTAGCATTCCGCAAGACCTCAGTTGTCGAAGACATTACTAACAATGACTACTTCGGCGAAATCTCAAACATTGGTGATTCAGTACGGATCATCAAAGAACCAGACATCACAGTGAATGCCTATACCCGTGGTACAGACATTTCACAACAGGCTCTGACTGATGCAGACTTCACCATGATCATTGACATGGCGAACTACTTCTCATTCAAGCTGGATGACCTGGAAGACGCTATCACACACGTAAACTTCATGGAACTGGCAACAGACCGTGCAGCTTACAAAATCCGTGACAGCTACGACACAGACGTACTGCAGTACCTGTGTGGTTTTGACGGCTCAAACGCACGTAGCACAACAGTGCGCGGCACAAAGGCCGACAGCTCAGCAGGTTCAGATGAACTCCTGGCAGCTAACAAGCTGGACATCACCGACTTCGGTGGTTCAGACCTGGGTGTTGCATCAGAAGTAACATCAATCCCGCTGACAACTGGTTCAGGTGCATCAGGTAAGACTGACCCACTGGAACTGGTAAACCGCATGAAGCGTCTGCTGGATTCAGGCAACGTACCTACAGATGGTCGTTGGCTGGTAGTAGACCCAGTCTTCGTTGAAAAGCTGATGAACTCAGGTTCAAAGCTGATCAACAACGACTTCGCTGGTGCTCAGGATGCAGGTGATATGCTGCGTAACGGACGTATGTCTGGTATGCTGCGTGGCTTCCGCATCTACGTTTCAAACAACCTGCCAACAGTTGGTACAGGCCCAGGCACAGTTGCTGCTTCAGGTTCTGAAACTAACTTCGGTGTGATTGTTGCTGGTCATGATTCTGCTGCAGCTACTGCACAGCAGATCAACAAGACAGAAACATACCGTGACCCAGATTCATTTGCTGACATCGTACGTGGCTTGCATATGTACGGCACAAAGATTCTGCGTCCAGAAGCCCTGGTTACAGCTAACTATAACCTCGGTGAATAATACTAAGGGGAGAGCAGTTCACGCTGCTCTTCCCATTTTTATGGGTGTAAGGTATGGCGACTTTCATTGATATGACTAATGAGGTTCTTCGTAGAATAAACGAAGTGCCTATTGACGTAAGTGATTTCAACACCACACGTAACATCCAGGCGTTGGCTAAAGACGCTGTAAATAATTCTATACGACATATACTACAGTCAGCACAGCAATGGCCTTTCACCATTAGTGTTTATACGCAGACATTAGTCGTAGGTCAGAATGAATATAACTTCCCGTCTGACTTATCTGTTATTGACTACGAAAGTTTTTACCTAAAACCAAGCACCTCTCTGTCAACCACAGGCGGTGCTCTTGGCGTTTTAGACCATGATAATTACCTAAGATACTACAGAGCTGCTGACGATCAACGTACAGCCTCTGACTATGCAGAGCCAGACTACATCTACAAAACTCAACAAGATAAGTTTGGTGTTACACCTACACCAGACAAAGCATACGAGATTGAGTTTAAGTACTGGTCATTTCCTGCAGACCTGAGTGCCTCAACAGACACTCCTGTTATCCCTGACCGCTTCAAGCACGTAATCATTGAAGGTGCTATGGTGTTCTTAATGCGGTTCAGATCAAACGAACAATCTGCTGCTATGCATGAGAAGAAGTTTGAGGAAGGCATAGACAATATGCGTAGACTTCTGCAGCAGCCAGTTGCATCAGTCACCTCTACCGTAATCAGCAGAAACAGCACATATGCAGTGAACCTCTGATGGCAGACAAACTACAAGTATACAAAGTATCGTGTAGAGGCGGTCTGGACACTAATAACGATGCACTGACCCAGTCAGTACAAGCACCAGGTAGTGCTATTCGTCTTCTTAACTACGAGCCATCACTGAAGGGTGGCTATCAGCGTATCAATGGATTTACCCATAACTATGGTACGATTGAGGGTAAGGGAAGTGTTCTTGGTCTGGCAGTCTTAGATGGCATTGGTATTGTAGGTGCTAGACGCTATCACGAGAGCGGTGATACAGATTACGATGCAGCAGACGATGGCAACTTTCTGTATAAGTGGAACGACACAACAGATAGCTGGGATTGCATCAATACGGTAAGTCGCATCCTACCTTCTACTGTAAAGAAGATTAGGTTTACTAAATACAACTGGACCGGCGCGACAATGGTTGGATGTGATGGGGATGACTATGCATTCCGCTATCACGTAGACAGCGCAGGTACAGCTACATACGAAGAGATAAGCACATCCCCTGCCCCGACAAAGCCTAAGTATGCAGCAGCATTTAAGAATAGGCTGTTTCTAGCAGGAAACAAAGACAACGAGTCTAAGCTGTATTACTCAGCTTCAAATGATGACACAGACTTTACGACAGCCAGTGGCGGCGGTGTTATCAACGTAGGCTTCCCTATCACAGCTATCAAACCGTTTCGTGATGCTCTGTATATCTTTGGCATTACAAACATCAAGAAGCTGACAGGCAGCTCAACCAGCAACTTTGTGGTAGAGCCAGTAACAGATGACCTGGGCTGTGTAGCTGGCGACAGTGTCATTGAGATAGGTGGTAGCCTTCTGTTTCTTGGGCCTGACGGTATTCGCCCTATTGCTGGTACAGATAAGATTGGTGACGTTCAGCTTGAAACAATCTCTAAGCGTATTCAGTCACTGATTAAAAGCTACATCAACGACTTTACTCTGGAAGAGTTTTCTAGCGTTGTTATCAGAGGCAAGTCTCAGTTTAGATACTTCTTTGACAAGGATACTAACTCAGGGATTATCGGCGGCTTACGAGAAAACCCACAGGGTGGTGGCATTGGCTATGAGTTTGGTACTTTGTTTGGTCATGCCGTTACAGCAGCCGACAGCGGATACTTAGGTAAAACTGAAACGATTGTTCATGGTGATGAGAACGGTAAGGTTTTTGATCACGATGAAGGAGAGACACTAGACGGTGAAGCTATTGTCTCAGTGTTTCAAACCCCATTCTTGGACTTTGGGGATACAGAGATGCGGAAGAACCTGCATCTAATCTCATTGTTCCTAGATACAACAGAAGCTACAGATATTACTTTCTCTCTTCTGTATGACTACGAAGATACTAATTCGTTCAACCCAGCTAACTTTGAAATCAATGACCCTGGCGTTGCCGCGACATTTGGACAGTCTCAATACGGCAGCAGTGCACAGTTTGACGGAACAGGTACACCAGTTCTTCGCAAGTACGTGTCAGGGTCAGGTAGGTCAGTGTCACTTAGATTTGTGACCACAGCCTCACAAGCATCACACGCTATTCAGGGCTTTGTGATTACATTCGGTGTAGGAGATAAACGCTAATGGCAGGTTATACACGACAGAGTGCAGCGGATATTACCCCAGGCGCAACCGTACGTGCTGCTCCACTCAACAATGAACTCAACCAGGTTCGTGATGCATTCAGCAACACGACAGGTCATGCTCATGATGGCTCTTCTGCTGAAGGCCCAGTCATCGGATTGATTGGTGATCCAGCAGCCACTACACCTAAAAACAAAGTTGAGATTGACGGAACTAACGACAGAGTAACTATTTCTACAGATGTATCTGGTACATCTACCAAGCAGGTTCACATTGCAGATGGCAAGATTGAGCCAGAGACAGATGATGATGTTGATTTAGGTTCTGCCTCTAAGGGATTTAAGAACCTTTATGTAAACGGCATATCAAATCTTGGCACAACCAACATGACAAGTGTTGACATTGATGGTGGTAGCATTGACGGCACTACCATCGGTTCAACTACCCCAGCAGCCGGTGAGTTTACAACAGGAACTATTGCCACTGCAGATATTAATGGTGGTGCTATTGACGGCACAACAATCGGCGGCACAACCCCTGCTGCAGCCGACTTCACCAATCTCACAGCTACAGGAACAGTAAACTACACAGGTGCTACTGTATCAAATGGCGGCACAGTTACTACCATAGACATTAACGGTGGCAGCATCGATGGAGTAACTATAGGTACTAATACTGCAGTAACTGACTTGCGTATTGATAACCTGAAGCTGGATGGGAATACAATCTCATCTACCAACACAAACGGTGATATTAATTTAACACCTGCTGGCACTGGTGAAGTAATTATTGGTGCAGTAGATGTAAACGGCGGTGAGATTGATGGCACACCGATTGGTGCTAATGCAGCATCGACTGGCGCATTCACAACACTATCTACATCAGGCCAAGCGACACTTGCTACAGTAGACATTAATGGCGGTGCAATAGACAACGCAGTTATTGGTGGCACAACTGCTGCTGCCATCACTGGTACAACCATTACAGCTAACAGTGGCTTTACAGGCGACATTACAGGGGCTGTAACCGGCAACGTCACAGGTAATGTTACTGGTAATCTGACAGGTAATGTCACCGGCAACGTAACCGCAAGCTCAGGCACTACCACCCTTGAGAACCTTGTGGTCAATGGTACAGCAGACTTTACCACTACTCGCCTGGTAAATGTTGTAGACCCAACCTCAGCGCAAGATGCGGCAACAAAGAACTATGTTGATACTGAAATTTCTAACCTTGTATCTTCTGCTCCTGCTGCCCTGGACACACTCGATGAGCTGGCTGCAGCACTTGGTGATGATGCTAACTTTGCTACAACTGTAACAACTAGCATTGCCGCTAAACTGCCTCTGGCTGGTGGCACAATGACTGGTGCTATTGCTATGGGTAGTAACAAGATCACTGGTCTTGGCACACCTACAGCAACCACAGACGCTGCTACAAAGGCATACGCAGACACAATGCTGCCGTTAGCAGGTGGTACTATGTCTGGCGCGATTGCAATGGGTAGTAACAAGATTACAGGTCTTGGAACGCCTACTGCTAACACGGATGCAACAACAAAGACCTATGTAGATGGCATTCTTGGAAGTGCTACAGCAGCTTCTACCTCAGCCTCAAATGCAGCGACTTCTGAATCTAATGCTGCAACATCGGAAACAAATGCCGCTAACTCAGCTACAGCCGCCGCAAGTTCGGCTACGAATGCAGCAAATTCATACGACCAATTTGACGATCGGTACTTAGGCAGCAAATCTTCAGCTCCGACAGTCGATAATGACGGTGACCCACTTGTAATTGGTGCGCTGTATTTTGATTCAACTTCTAATACTATGAAGGTGTATGGTTCAGGCGGCTGGGTTGCTGCTGGTTCTTCAGTCAACGGTACAGCAGAACGTGAAAACTATGTGGTTGGAACTACCAAAGGAACATACACAGGTTCTACTACAGTATTCCCTGCTACCTATGACGCTGGTTACATTGATGTATATCTCAATGGTGTTAAGCTGGTAGACGGTACAGATTTTACCGCAACTAACGGAAGCTCACTTACGCTGACTACTGCGGCAGCAACAGGTGACCTGGTTGATATTGTAGCCTACGGCACATTCGACCTGGCTTCATTTAACATCGGTGATGCACAAGATGTATCTACAACAGGCGTTAGTAATGGTCAGGTGCTGGCTTACAACAGCACATCAAGCAACTTTGAGCCATCAACTATCAGCACTGACTTGGTAGATGATACATCTCCAGAGCTGGGCGGCAACCTGAGCTTGAACAGTTCCGATATTACAGGAACAGGCAATATAAACATTACAGGTGACGTGACTGCATCTGGTGATGTTCACGGTGGTACGTTTACTCTTGAGAACGCTTCAAACGATTGGACCTTTGAAGTCTCTGGTAACGACCTTCTTATTAAATACGCAGGTACATCTAAGATGAAGCTAGATACATCAGGCAACCTGACGGTAGTAGGAAACGTAATTTCAGAAGGAACTATCTAATGGCATTTTTTGTAGGAAGCACTGAAGTTATTAACACAAGTGGAGAGGTTGCAGCAGATAGGGTTGTCAGCTCATCTATAGCAGATGATGCTGTGGGTTCGGCTGCTATTGCAGATAATGCCGTAGGTGCTGCCGCTATCAACGGATTGGCAAGTGTAGAAACAGTGTCAGGTAGTGGTACGGTTACTCTATCTGCTGACATTACCTATGTACAACACACAGGTACGGGTACTGTAACTATAGCTAAAGATGCAAATACCCCAGATGGTGCATCATTCAATGTTACGACTACAGGTACATTGACTATGGCTTATCCGGCAAACAGCCAGGGTATTACGCTAGGCAGCTCTTGTGAGATTGCATCTGGCGTTTACAACGACACAACTGACGTAGTTTATTACAGTGAGACGGTGTACTCTTAATGTTTCTTGCTAAAGGTCTATCATATACAGAAGTTAATAGCTCTGGCGATTTGGAGACTAAAGCCGGTAGCACATCTGACTTTCCTGTACAGTACTACAAAGTGACAGATATTATCTCTGGCACTCTTACAATGCCTGACAATAGCAACCATGCTAAGATTATCTTGGATATGAATGGTGAGGCTATTGAAGGTGATGGCTCTAACGCTGTCATTAACAACTCAAGCGCAGATGACTTTGAAGTTATTGGCAGCGGTATTATTACATCTGGCACTGTAGATGCAAACGGTGATGCGGAAGCCCCTAGTTCTGCTGGTGCAATACCGTACACAGACAGAACAAACACTGAAGCAGACCCTATATATTATTATACCATTGCATCTTCACAATGGTCTTGGGGTAGCGCAACGACAACAGACAACAGTAGTCGTATCTCAGCAAAAGACGGAGCTAATGGCTTGCAAGTCTTTTTAGGTAATGAGAACGGTGGTTCAGCAAACACAACAGGTACATACACTGTGCCGAAAGATGGCACTGTATATTTCTTGGTACAAGCATCTGGTGGTTGTGGTGATGGTGCTTCTCAGTATGCCAGCATTCATGGCGGCAACGCCGGTGGTTGGGTGACTGGCGAGATTACAGACGCTGAAGAAGACATGGAAATTACTGTAACTGTAGGCAGAGCATCAACAAGTTCAAACAACGCTAATGGTCACGATAGTCAGATTAGCTGGACAAGCCCCACATCATCAAACACTGTTACCATTACGGCAAAGGCTGGCAGGGGCGGTGATGTTGGTTATGCTTTGTCTAATGTTAAAACAAACACTGGCTCTGGCAATGGTGTAACCATTACTGACGAAAAGTCTAACAACGAAACTCGCCCACCTTGCGGCGCACCGTGGTCTGGATTTCCAGGGGGTTGCTCTCGCTTTGGTCCATATCAGTTTGGTGGCAGAGGCTATCAAACATGGAGAAACAACGACAAGTCATACGCTGGATATGGCTCTGGTGGCGGTGGTCAGACAGGTGATTTGCCTAATGCTGGCAACTCGCCTGATTGGAACTTCGGTGAAGGTGGCTGGGGTGACGGCGGTTCATCTGGTAATGCTTCTCAGTCTGGTGCGGCTGGTATTGTTTGGTTCTATCAAGCTGTCTCAAGCACAGACAGCAACGGCAATCCACTGGCATTTAGTGAAAATGCTTTTGGCGGCAGTGCTGTTACAAACAACGCCACAACTGGCGCGGTAACTGATGGCATTACGCTGACTAACTTTACTGGTAACTATTCACGGAAGTCAGTATGAATAAAGCCACGTTCAAAACTGATATTACAGCCATACTTGGTAGCAGTAATACTATAGCAGAAAATAGTGATGGCATTCGTACGGTTGGTATAGCCCACATTATAACAGGCAATGATACAGAGAACACATCTGCTGTGGGTGACACTATTACTGATGATAGAATAGATGAATTGTTTACTATTGATTACGATAACACTGTTCAGTTTTGCATAGATCAATATACCAACTTTACTTCTAAGACAGAGGTTGTTCAGCATAGCATCATGAAGCTAGTAGCTATGTTTAATTACATCACTGTGTACAACCTTCCTGGGTTTGCAACGGCAATAGACGAAGACAGATACAGTGATGCAGCCACAATAATTAATAACGCAGACTGGCAAGGGCTGTACTCATCGGCAATAGCGGACATAGTTTCTGATCTACAGGGCGAGGACTAATAGATGACTACAAGAACACGTAACATATCAGACTTGCTTGAGAGTGATGGTGATGTAAAAACCACCCATCTGGATAACTCAATGACCGATGTTGTGGATGATACTACGCCACAACTAGGCGGCAATCTGGACTTAAATAATCGGGATATTACAGGAACTGGTAACGTAAATGTTACTGGTACTGTAACTGCCACATCATTCAGTGGTGATGGCTCATCACTCACCGGCATTTCTGCTGGTGCTACTAACGGCTTTGCCATCGCTATGGCAATCGCCCTCTGATCGGAGATAAACAATGGCACAAAACTTTAGGCGGTATACGCTTCATGACATTGGCACAACTGCTAAGGGTGTGCCTAGTGACTCATCTACCTTTGACTCATATGACACAATCGTAGGCATAAATGTGGCAAATGTCACAGACAGTGCTATCGAAGTTGATGTGTACATCAATGACGGCACTAATGACATTTACTTAGTCAAGTCTGCACCAATCAGTGCTGGTGGTGCTCTACAGGTTTTGGACGGCGGCGCAAAGTTCGTAGTTCAGAACGGTGACCAGCTCTTAGTCAAAAGTTCTGCAGCAACTTCTGCAGATGCGTGGATTTCTACTGTTGACGACATAAGCTCATAAGGGTATAACTATGGGGTACATTGGTAATCAAGCTACGCCTACCTTCTCTAGCATTGAGAAGCAGACCATCACAGGTGATGGCAGCACAGGCTACACTCTCACAAACTCAGTCGCTAATGGTAATGACATTGCCGTGTTCGTGAACAATGTGCGCCAAGAGCCAGGTTCTGGCAAAGCATACACAGCATCAGGAACTACCATTACTTTCTCTGAAGCGATTACTTCATCTGATGACTGTTATGTTTTGTATATCGGTAGGTCTGTAGCAACGACTAACCCGCCAGATGATAGTGTAAGTACAGGTGCTATTGCTGATGGGGCTGTGACTAATGCCAAGATAGATACTGTTGCGGCTAGTAAATTAACTGGCACTTTGAGTACAGCAAGATTTCCTACTGGTGCTGTTATACAAACTGCTAGTGATTTTAATACAACATCTTCATCAAAGGCTTCTAATAGCTGGCATGAAATTGTGTCTACAACTTTTACGCCAACATCATCATCTAGCACTGTTTTGCTTCAGTCTTTTATAAGTTATTCCGCTTATGGAAATGAGGTTTTCATAAGGTTTTTAAGAGATGGAACAGCAATATCTGGGTCTACTGGTGACTTTGGTACGATTAGGGCGGCATTTGGCGGCACAAGTTTTCAAGTATGGGAAATGAGTACAGACAGTGGGTTCTTCATTGATTCCCCAGCAACAACTTCTCAGGTGACGTACTCTGTAGAAATTTATCATCAGGTTAGTGGTAGTGATACATTTTATATAAACAGAACAGAGTCAACAGGCTCAACAGACACCGGCTCAGGTATATCTGGTTTGCTGGTGCAGGAATTAGCAGGGTAGGAGTAAGCAATGGCATTATCAAAGATTAAAGTTGCTTCTACCGATGGTTCAATAGGAAGTGAAACAGGTTCAATCGTTCCGTGGGGTGGTACATCTGCTCCTACGGGGTGGTTAGAGTGTGATGGTTCTGCTGTATCAAGAACAACTTACTCAGCCTTGTTTACTGCAATAGGCACTACCTATGGCTCTGGCGATGGTTCAACTACATTTAATGTTCCAGACATTCGTGGCAGAACAGTTTGTGGCAAAGACAATATGGGTGGCACAGCCGCTAACAGACTTACTTCTGGTTCAACTATTGACGGTTCAACACTGGGTACTGCTGGTGGCGCACAAACCCACACACTCTCAAATGGTGAAATGCCTTCACACTATCACCAGCTAAAAGGCGGCAATGGTGACGTTCCAGATTGGTTTGGTGGATCAGGTGCAAGTTATGGCATGAGAGCACAGAGTGAAAGTGGCGATATTTATAATGAATTTATGAGTAATAGCGGTAGCAGTAATGCACACGCTAATGTTCAGCCATCCATCGTTCTAAACTACATTATCAAAACATAGGTGTTCTAATGGCAAAATGGACGATAACACGAGAGAGTGACACAATGGGGACTATTGTCAAAGACAATGCTCCTTACTTCGATTTAGACATTTCTTGGTTACCTTCAAACATCAGAGCCGTTCAATCATCAGATGGCGTTGAAGCCGCTGTAGAGTATAACGGTGAACAGATTTGGTATGAAGACATTACTACGCAAAGCTGGTGGTCAAATGTATCAACAACATGGGATGCAGGAGCGGCGGCATTAGCGGCTGACCTTGCAGCCAAATATGCATCAGCACAGGGAGGCGACTAATGCCCTATGTAGGCCGTGCACCAGTTACAGGTAAGTTCTCGAAGCTAGATGCTATATCTGTAGTGAATAATCAGGCTGCTTACACCATGCAGCTTAACAGTGCTAACTATAAGCCAGGCTCAGCAGAGCAGCTTATTGTATCTGTAAATGGGGTTATTCAAGAGCCTGGTTCAGCATACACAATCAGCGGCAGTACTATTACCTTCAGTGAGACGCTTGTTACAGGTGACTCTATAGACTTTATTATTACTCTTGGTGATGTTGGCAATACAACCGTAGTAAGTGACGGCACTGTAGACGTAAACAAAATGTCTTCTTCAATCATGAAGGACAACGCTATCAGGGTAAACGATACGGAACTGGCAAGCGGTAATGATGTGACGATTGCATCAGATGAGAACGCAATGGTCGCTGGTCCGTTTACGCTGAACGCAACGCTGACAATCAACGGCACATTCACGGTGGTTTAAATGAGCAAGCTATATGTAAATGAGATTAAGCCAAAGACCACAGGAAACATTGTCAATGGTCTGAGTAATGTGCTGGAAGTGCTGGCGATGAACTGCGATGGCGGTTCATACACTGTGCCAAGCGGTACATATACAGCACCTAATGTTACAGGCGTGAAGTCTGCGGCGACAAGTTATGATGACCTTACAGGTTCTGTAATTACCTACACTCCGCCAACTGGTGCAACTGCCGTAATTTATGAATTTAGCGCAAACTACGCTACAGGCAATGACTCAAGAGTTATTATGAGCATGAGGTTTTATGTTGACGGCTCAGAGGTTGTGTACGCAAGGCGTGGTATTGATGGCGGTGATGGTGGGGGTTTGTGGAACTTTAAATGGGTCATCCCTATTGGTGGTACAGCAGATAGCAACACTGGAAGGCTTGCAAGCTGGACTTCTGGCAAGGAATTGAAAATTACTTTCCGTGAATACAGCGCATCATATGAAGGTAGATTTCACATAATCCAAGAGTTTGATGGTTCTGGTACTGATGTGTTTGCCGCACCTACACTAACAATCACAGCATTAGGAGGTGCTTACAATGGCTAGTATAATCGGCGTAAATGAAATACAGCACACCAACGGCACATCAGCGGCTACCATACAGTCAGACGGTACGCTGTACCCTGCTGGTCATGTTATTCAAGTTCAGCAAACATTTAAGGATGATGTATTTAACACTACTGGAACATCAGGGCATGAAGATATTACTGGTTTGTCTGTCTCTATAACGCCAAAGTCAACCTCTAGTAAAGTTCTAGTTACTTTGCATTTAGGGTGCATAGGCATAACTTCAAATGGCGCAAGTTCTATTAGAATATACAGAGGTTCAACTGTAATAGGTGATTCAGATCAAGGAACTTCTGATGATAGAGATGGTTCTTTAGTATTTTACCACAATAACCAAACTGGAATTGGTATTCCTGTTTCATTTAGTTTTTTAGATAGTCCTTCTACAACATCAGCAACAACTTATAAAGCAAGTATGTATGTTAATGCTGGAACAGGATATGTTAATAGACTTCCTAGCGATACAAATTGGAGAACCGCCTCAACGATTACAGTTACGGAGATTGCAGGATGACTTCAGTATTAAAAGTAGACAACATCCAGAACTCCTCTGGAACTAGTGCGTTAAGCATTGATAGTAGTGGGCGTGTTACTACACCTGCTCGTCCATCATTCAGAGCGATAGTGACTGGCAATGTCGAAAGCACAGGGACAATTGAATACAACGTAGAAGACTTTGACCACGGTGGGAATTACGACACATCTACATATAAATTTACTGCGCCTGTGGCTGGGTTATATTTCTTTTCCGCACAGGCATACTCTGATGGAAATGTTCGTTGTAAACTAAGCATACAGAAAAATGGCTCAGATGTAGCTTCCACACAGGTAAACTCAGCAACAAACGCATCAAGCTATGAATGTATGGAGCTTGCTACCATTTTAGATTTAGATGCGGATGATGAAATTAGCGTATCCTCTGGCTCTTTTGATTACCAC